TACGGAACTAACGGAGTGATTGAATGGAAGTGAGACGGCTAGGGAATCTTTACGGCGAGGATAGAGGACCTGGGTTTGCAGGCAATGTCTGGGACAAGTTTCAACTCTGTCCGACCATAACGACCAGGCAAGGGGGGGGGGGAGAGAACCAATGATAATTGAGGACGCAAAGACGACAAGAGAGACTGATGTCGTCTCTACAATCCGGGCTTCGTACTACAAGACCGGGGAGCGGAACATAAGGGAGAACATCGTGGGCGGAAAAGGATACGAGGGAATAATTGAGGCACAATGTGTCGCAATGAGAGGTCGGGGAGAGAACAACGAGCCGAACACGCAGGGCGTTGTCAACGCCCTGACCACGGTGCAGAAAGACAATCTCGTAATGGAAATTCCTAGATACCGAATCCGCAAGCTCACACCGCGCGAATGTTGGCGGTTCATGGGCTACACCGACGAGGATTTCGACAGGGCGGTCGCTGTCAACAGCCAAACCCAGCTGTACAAACAAGCCGGAAACGCAATCGTCAAGCAGGTGCTTATGGCGATTTTCCGGCAACTGAAACTGAAAGCGAAAGGAGAAAATCAATGTTGTTCAATGAAAAAGTAAGAGTGAAAGCAGAAGCCTACGCAAAGAACAAAGTACCGAATTCAGGGTGGGACAATTTGAGAGATGAAATAAAGACCGCCTACATGGACGGTGCGCGTTACGGCTACGACATCGGCTACAGGGCGGCAATGACAAACGGCTGTCTTGTCATAAAAGGCAGTGAAAAGGGATTCGACCTCAACGGATTGTGCAAAACCGCACATGAATACGCAAAGCGGAGGCAAGAAAACGGAGGCAAGGTATCGACGGAAACACAAGCCATGTTGAAGCATTGCGCGACGGAAGTTGTTGAGGCGACGGAGGCGTACACGGAATACAGATATGTGAAAGATTGCGGAGTGAAAGCCGACAAAAGTTACTTTGTCTCGGAACTCTCCGACATCATCTGCTGCTGCATGATTATCGCCGCACATGAGGACATCGACATCGAGAAAGCGATTGAGGATTGTGTTGAGAAGAACCGCAAGAGGGCTGAAGGAAAAGGCGACAAGAAATGACCGAGTGCGACTTTACGAAAGAAAACTGAAAATTTGAGGTATCAGAATGACAGATGAAGAACTTGTAGAAGAATATGTTAAAGCTAATGTGCATTATGAAGTTGCAAAAAGAGAAGATGGAACAGAGTATGCCAAAGAAGCAAGCAGTGTAACTATTAAGCAAGCATTTCTTGCAGGTCTTAGAGCAGGGAAACTGCAATGGCATGACTTGCGGGAAAATTCGAAGGACTTGTCGCCAAACGAACACGAAGTATATGTTGCAATTGAGATAGAAATTGCAAGAGGTAAGTGAGAGCTAGGTTGTTGATGAGTTGTTGGAGGTTTTGCGAATGAAAAAATTGTTATTAGTATTTGTTGCATTGATTTGCATTAGTTGTAAAAAAGAAGGAACTTATGTTCCGTCAGAAAATGCAAAAGAAGACTTTAGGATTGAGTTTCTTTTCGAGTGTGATGGCATAAAGATGTATCGTTTTTATGACTGTGGTGAGGTTAGATACTTTACCACAGGAAATGGGAGAATGACAGATTCGGTTCACACCCAAAAGAGTGGTAAATCATCAGTTATACGAGATGATACAGTGATTCAGTGAGGATGTCTTGGAGGTGAACAAGCATGAAGTTTACAGAAATATTCCGGTTGAAGAAAATGCTTGAGGAAGCAAACATTCCTTTCCAATTCTCCGAAAAATCGGCGGTTTCCATATTGTGTACAGCTTTGAGGGGAACGTGGTATGCAGCGTGATAGAACACGAATTTAGCTACGGCAGAGAAAAAGACCTGCTTGAGATACAAGGGCTTATGACCAAGCAGGAAATGAGAGAAGAGCAGGACACAGTTCTTGGTTATCTTACAGCAGATAATGTGTTCGGAAGAATAAAAAATCATTGGACTTCTTCAAAAGTTGGAGGTTAAAAAAACAGTTATGAATAGACTGAATCGTTTTTGTAGCGGTGACATCGTGCGTCATTTCAAGCGGACGATGTTGACAGAGCAGGAGCTAAAGGACAATCCGACCGCTTATCTCTATGAGATAGTCGGTTATGGAAAACACACAGAGACTGGCGAGGAATATGTAGTGTTCAAGGCACTGTATAGTCTGCGAGACGTTCATATTGGGGAAATCTACATCAGACCGAAAGATATGTTTGAGTCTCTTGTCGATGAGGAGAAATATCCAAATTTAAAACAGTTGTACAGATTCGAGGTGGTGTAATGACAGATGAAGAAAAGCAAAGAATAGATGAAAACTTTAAGGAGTTGATGAAAGGTGATAGCGGGGAAATGATACTGTCATTTTTGCTTGCGAGTATGTTTATGTCGAAAGAAGAATTGGAAAAATTATCGGAGTCTAAGAGATGAGAAAACGGACAATTCCGATGAAGAAAGTCCAGACGGCTTTCTCAAAGGCGATAAAGCGGAGAGATAAGCGGTGCATGGTGAGGGATTTCGAGCCGTGCGGCGGCGAGCTTGAGTGTTCACATTTCTTCACCCAAGGGGGAAGCCCTAGCCTGATGTTCTACCCTCCGAACGCATACGCCCAGTGTTCCTGCCACCATTGGCGACATCACAACTCTAGCGAACGGACATACGAAGAGTTCATGCTGTCGAATCACTCCGAGGAACTTGAGTACATGAACAGAGCAAGAAGACGGTTCATCAAGTACACGGACGATTTGAAGGCGGAAATCATTCGACTGTGCGACAGCGACGATTTGGACGGGCTGAAAAAACTGATTGAGGAGAATCTGAAATGATTTTCGATTCGATAGAAATCTTATCAAGGGAGGAAAACGCTTAGATTCTCGGTAGACCGAGTTGATTCCGCGAGATGTGGTGAGAATCGTAATTTTTGAAACCGTGGCTTAGAGCAAGTAAATAAATCCGTGTATACAAGACTCTTGCGTATACGGTAAGCGTGACGGATTTTGAGTTTCTGCTTTCTGACAGAGTGCAGAAAATCGTGTCCATGAACGAAATGTATGATTTGGAAAACAAGTCCTACATCTCGTTCAGTGGTGGAAAGGATTCAACGGTTTTGTCGAAGCTCGTTGATTTGGCTCTTCCCGGAAACAAGATTCCGAGAGTGTACATCGACACGGGAATCGACTACAGGGCGATAAGGGATTTCGTCGTAAACTTCGGAAAGAAGGACAATCGGCTTGAAATCATACGTCCGACGAAGAACATCAGGGCTATGCTTGAGAGCTGCGGCTATCCGTTCAAGTCGAAGGAACATTCGCAGAAAGTCGCGCTGTTCCAGAAAAGCGGAGAGACGAAAACAGTTTTGAACTATGTAGGGAAAGGAACGAAACAGACTTTTCTTTGTCCGAGCGTATTGAAATACAACTTTTCCAACAAGTTCAGTCTGAAAGTTTCGGACAAATGCTGCTACGAACTGAAAAAGCGTCCTGCGGAAAAATGGGCGGGAGAAAATGACCGTCCGATTTCCATGACTGGAATCCGGCAGGACGAAGGAGGCTTGAGAAAAAGCGTAGCTTCGTGCGCCGTTTTCTACGACGAGGGAAAAACACAGCTGCACAAGTTCCACCCCTTGTTGGTCTTGTCGAATGATTGGGTGGACGAGTTTGTGAAGGTCTACAGACTGGAACTCTGCAAACTCTACTATCCGCCGTTCAACTTCAAGCGGACTGGGTGCAAAGGGTGTCCATACAGCCCCGATTTGCAACGGCAACTCGACATCATGGCCGTGTACTTTCCGCAGGAAAGAAGACAGTGCGAAATCATCTGGAAAAAAGTGTACGAGGAGTACAGGAGGGTGAGTTATAGACTTGAGGACACAGTGTTCGACGATATTTGACTTGTCGGACGCATACGAAATCGAGGAACGCTACGCAATCATGACGATTGAGGGCGGCGTTCCCGAATCGGAAGCAATCGATTATTGCCGTAAACATTCCGCTCCGAAAGATTTTCAAAAGTTCATGGAGCGGTTGAACATCGTGAAAAGCGGCCGTCGGCCGTAAAAATATTTTGTCTGTTCCGACTGTTCAGCGTAAAAAAAACAGTTTCCTATTTTTTTCTAACGGTCGTTGACCGTTCACATCTTTGTTGTTTTGCCGTCCAACGCAAAAAAGACGGCAGAAGTGAATTGTTTTTTCTGCAAAAATCGGCACTGGGATTGCCGCCGCACTTGGAAGGTTCGTTGAAAACCGAGCGCGGGAAAGTCCCTTTTTAAGGAAGGTGATGAATGTACTACTTGTTCTTGAAGAAGAAAAAGGACATCGAAAAATACAAGTCGGAGTTTGACAGAGTTAAATCCAGTATCGAGAGCGGAAAAACGCCCGTTTTCAACGAGATTCGGAGCGCAAAGACTGGTTTTATCGAATCGATTCCGTTCAACATCGTAAACGGAATGTTCATAATCGCAGGTTCGTTCCTGATTGATTCGGTCAAGGTCAACGAGCTTGTGAAGATAGCGGTCGTGATGATTGTGAACTCGTTCTGCTGCCAAGTCGCGAACTATTTGTTCGTGAACGTCAAACACAGGTTGAGAATCCGCCTTTGCCGAAGGCTTGGAGTCGAGCCGACGGAGCGGAACATAGCCGTAATGGAATCAATGGAATATCAGTCGGTATAGGAGATGAGGCATGAAGGAATGTACGAGCGTGATGATTGAGGCGCGGCGCAATCTCACAAAGACGATGATGACGGAAGGAAAGAGCGAAGCCGAGATTTACAAGGCCGTCCGCAATCTGAAATACGAGCCGCTGATAACGGAAATCCACAATGCGGAATGGGCAATCGAACACTACGCGAAATACTACCACGCAAGGGAGCGCGACTGCCCGGACTCGTTCAAGTACCTAATGCTTGTCAACGATTGGCGTTCTCCATTCGTCGCCTTGAACGAGCTTTTGAAGAGAATCGACACGAACGAGCAACTGATGAAGCGCGAGAAGAAACGGACTGGCGAGAAGCCCGCATACAAAAGCCGCTACAAGGAGCTTCGCGAACTGTTGCAGAAGGAGGTGAACAATCATGATTTGCAGCTTCGTTGAATCGCAAGCCTACCGCAACGGCTATCAGAAAGCCCTTTTGGACGTGAAGGAATGGTTCGAGCGGCACTCATGGAGTTTGAAGACGTTGAGAATGTACAACAAAAAATCTGTAGAAATGCTTTTGAACGCCATCTGCAAGGGAGCCGACACGTTCATGGAGTATGGAGCTGACACGGCAATGCTTTTCGATGCCGACAAGGGCAACAAGAAGAAGATAACGAAAATATACGTCGGCAAGGGGTGCGAAGATGAGACAATGCGGGTTACGAAAGGCGCAAGGTTCTGCGCAGAATGTGGGCAGTATTTTCTCGGAGATTACTGTCCAGACTGCCAGAAAAAGAACGACAGACAGTGAAACTTTGTGTGATTTCTGCTGCTTCAAGGAAGATTTCGGCGGCGATTATGGCTGTGCGCTAGGCAATGAGCCGACAGATGATTGCGAAAGTTTTGTGTTGGGATTCGGAAAGGAGGAGGAAGAGAGATGAAAAAGCAGATACGAATGAATTTGAAGGAACAGACCGATTTTGTGAAACTATTGAATGAAATGGCGTATGAATATAGCGCATACGATGTCTTTTGTGATTTTCTCACAATGTCGTGTTATTCAATCGCAAACGCCGTTCATTACAAAAAAGAGCGGGAGAGCAAATATTTGGAAATCATCGGCAAGTATAAAAAAAATGTTCAAGAAGGTTTTCCGAGACTGCTTGGACTTGTTTGTTTGGGGCTTGAAAGAAAGTTTTGTGATTTTCTTGGTGAAATTTACATGGATTGCGGTTTCGGTGATGATAGGAATGGTCAGTTTTTCACTCCGTACCCGGTCGCCCTTGTCTGTGCGGAGGCTCTTGTGGAGAGGGTGAAGGAGAATGAGATTTTCACCGTCCTTGAGCCGTCTTGCGGAAGCGGGGAAATGGTCATAGCTTTGGCCGATGTCCTCCACAAGAAAGGGTTTGATTTTCAGAGAAATCTGTATGTGCAGGCTCAAGACTTGTCATGGAACTCGGTCTGCATGGCGATGATTCAGCTTTCACTTTTGGGGATTCCGGCTACAGTGGTGCATTGCAATTCACTCACGTTGGAGACGTTCGGCAAATTTGAGACTCCAATGGTCGGAATGACCCTCATAAAAGAACGGCTGTCATTGCAAAACGCTGTTGAAGGAATGAAGAATCATGGAAAAGAAGAAAGCGATACTGAAAATTGAGTCATATTCCTCAAAAGACGGAGTTTTGGTTTTGTCGACGAATGACATTTGTTTACGGACTATTGTTGGAGGGTTGTCGAAGCTCTGCGAGGAAAAATACGGCGGCTATATTCGTCTTGAGATGTCTCCGCCGTACAAGGGAAGAACGACAGGTGAAAATTCACAGAACAATCTCATTTGGAAGTTGATAACGCTGATTGCAGAGGAAACCGGAAATGAATTGGGAGATGTCGAGGAGGCTGTGAAAGAGAGGGCTACGAGACGAGGTTATCCATTCCATGTGAACAAAATCACGGGGAAAATGAATCCCGAAAACATGACGAAAATAAACACTGTCGAAGCCGGGTATCTCATCGACGAACTTCTTCAAATATGCTCTGAATTGGGGATTGATACTGAATCATAGATTCCACACTGTGAAATGTGATATACTTTGTTGAACAAAATCGAACCTTCAAGGTCTGTTTAGAACGAAATCCAAAAAGGAATGGCCAATGGACAGTGTTTACAGACAGACCGAATCGGTTATTTTCAATCCTTCGCTCGCTCCGTCAACTGTTTGCGAGATAATCACTTCAAATGGAAAGATGTCTCCAAAAATCGAGGAAATGGAGACGGCTTCACGCTATTTTGAAGGACATTCCGACATAGAAAGAAAATCGAGATGTTTTTTTGACAAGGACGGACGGAAACACGAAAATCCGGCGGCAAGCAACACAAAAATCAAGTCGAACTTCCTTCGTATGCTTGTGCAGCAGAAACAGGACTATGCGCTTTCAAAAAGTTTCGTGCTGAAAATCCAGAACGAATCGCAAGACGAAATCTCACTTGCCGATGATGAATATGGCCGTGCATGGAAGGACTTCTGCGACAAGTCCCTTTTCAAGACGGCTTATGTACTCTGCGGAAACGCCGTGAACAACGGAATCGCATGGGGGTATCTGTGGATAGACGAAGACGGACAGTTGCAGATAAAGGACATTCAGAGCGAACTTGTTTATCCAATATGGCATGACCGACAGCATAATTCCCTCGAAAAACTCGTCTACAACTTTTATCAGTTGAAATATTCCTCAAGTTCTCCAGACAAACAGGAGTTCGCCGAGTATTGGACGGACACGGAAAGGCATTTGTTCAACGTGTCCAATGGGTATCAGGAAGAGAACAATTTCATCGACGACGACGGAAATCCTTTGTTCTCACACATGACAGGGAATGTTTCATGGGGCAGGATTCCATTTGTGGCTTTCAAAGGAACTACCGATGAAAAAACTTTGTTGAGCTTCATCAAAGAGCATATCGACACTTACGAGAAACTTGACAGCGATTCTGCCGACTCCCTTGTCGACGGTCTCGACCCGATTCTCGTGTTCAAGGGGATTTCTCCCAATGTGAAAGACCTCATAGAGGCCCGCGAGCTTGCGAAAGTTACAAGGACAATCTCTTTGGACACGGACGGCGACGCTCATTTCATACAGTCGCAGCCCGTAATTTCCGCCTATACGGAAAAGATGAACTCTTTGAGGAAAGACATCTTCAAATTCGGCTATGGAGTGGACATTCAGGAAATACGGCTTGGCGGAAACCCGAATCAGCTTGAGATAAAGTCATTCTACCAAGACCTCGACACTTACACGGACAGCCTGGAACGGAACTTTCAAAACTTCATCGACAATTTGAAGTATTTTTTTGACAAGTGGTGGGAACTGACAGGGCGAGGGGCGTTCGACATCGCTCAAAGCTACAAAGTTCTCGTCAAGTTCGACCGTTCAACTCTCATGAACACGTCCGCGCTGATTGAGGATTGCGTAAGATTGCAGTCCACAGGGGTTTCCCAAAGGACGTTGCTTGAACTGAATCCGGTTGTTCAGGACGTGGAGCTTGAGCTGTCAAGACTTGAAGACGAGAAGAAAAAGGCGGAATCGGAAGAAAATATGTTCAATTTTCCCGCAATGAGAGAAAAAACAGAAGAAAATCCCGACACGGAAGAAAAGGAGGTTGAGGAATGAGTTCATTTTGCGTTGCTTATTCCGACTTGGAGAAAATCAAGAAATACGGGATATGCGCCGCGGACGACCTTGCGTACTGCGTGGATACGAAAGCGTCCTACAAGTACGACGGGGAGGCGTGGCAGCCGTATTCGGGCGAGGTGTTCAACGTAGGGATTTCGGCTTCGTCGGGAGGAAAGCTCGATTTCTTCACGGACACGATACCTGTAGTTCCTGAAAACTATAGAGGAGTTTTGATTTTTGATGAAGACCATCAGCCTATGGATTCCGTAGATGATATTGACGCTGTACATACCGTAATCAGTTTGGGCGGTGGAAATGATTCGTATTTGTGGACGAAAGCCGAAAGTGTTCCATACGAGCATGGATATATTTCCGCCATTACAGGGGTGAGCCGTTTTTCTTGTGAGGTAGACGGTGATTATGTGAAATTGCGAGCTGACGATGACGTTATTGCTTCATGGACTAATGGCAGTGAGTTTGAACGGAGACCGATAATAAGCGTCATTGCTGACAACAGGGGGAGCTGATGGAAATGAAAGAGAACACAATGGAAACTACAGAAAAGACGGCGGAGAAGAAGGGCGCGAAGTCCTATTCTCTTGTGGGGCAGATTTTCGCCGCCGTGTGGATTGGCGGGTGGAACGCCTTCCAGTTCGTCAAGGACGTGTTGAGCGGAAACCACATCGAGGTGTCGGACATCGTTTATTCGGGAATCGCGATAGTCGCCTGCTTCTCGCCCGTGTATTTCTCGATACTGTTCGACAAAATCCGGGAGATTCGTTTCGGAAAGTAAGAGAGGTGATTGTCTATGGACGCGGAGAAAATGTTAATGGACATCAATAAGCAGCTCGGCACAATAGGTGCGAACATATCGGAAATCAAGGAAGACATTTCCGAACTCAAGGGGCGCGACTCAATGCAGGCGAAAGCCCTTGAGGACGCTTACAACAAGGCGAAGGCGAGGCAGGACTCAATCCGCGACGATATGCAGCACCAGATAGACAACCTTTCAGAGCAAGTCCACACGTCGAACAGCCAAATCCGTGAGACAATCAAATCCTTCGGCGAAAGAATCGAGGAGGTCGAGAACAAGAAGGAGAAGACCATTGCGAAATGGTGGGACAAAATCATCGACAAAATCGTGTGGATTTTCATCATAGGCGGGCTTGTCGTGCTTCTGCGGTGGCTGAACGCTCCGCCGGAAGTCCTTAATCAACTGCCGCAATAACGGAGGGAAAGAATGTTGGTAAAAATCTTGTTTATTACAGTCGCTGTCTTAGTCGCCGCTGTCGGTGTTCTTTCGTTCCTTTTGAGGATACAATTGGAGAGTCTGAAAAGGGCGAACGCGAACACCGCAGAGGCGTTGAAAGTATTGTCGGCGGCTAAGATTGAGATTGAGAGAAAAAACAGCGAAATAAAGTCGAGGGAGGAGAATAGAAAAAATGCTGACAAGAAAATCAAGGCTCTTCGTTCTGGCGACGCTCTGTCTAATGCCATTGATGGGCTGTCGAAGCGTGGAGGTGGTGACGGAGGAGCGGACGAGGGTTCCTGATGTCGTGTTCCCGGAATTTCCGCTTGCGTCGGAGATTGTGGACAACAAGGACGGCACTGTAACCGCCCCCGCCGAATGGATAATCGAGCTTGAGGAATACAGAATCAGAATCGAGGAGACGGAGAAAAACTACAACGATTTGAAGGAGATATACGGAGAATGACAGAGAGAAAATGCGGGAACTGCTGCTATTTCTTGATTGACACGGCAGGCCTTTCGGAGAAGAACAAGGGCTGCAATTCGGGATTCTGTGCTATGAGGCACACTTACACGGCGAAGACCGATGTCGCGATTGACATAAAGTGCAAATTCCACTTGTTCAGGGAGGAGCGGAAATGAACGTCTCAAAGCTGAAATCGAGGTATTCGGGAATACAGACGCGGTTGAAGGAAATCGGAAACTACGGCTGCCTTTTCCTCTCAATCTGTTCGATTATCGAAGAGTTCACAGGGAAGGAAGCGGACATCATCGGAATCGTTCAGGAATCCATGGCGAGGGGGTGGCTTGAGCGCGATTTCACAGTCTCGTCGTCGATTGAAATCCTCAACGCCTTCACGGGCAAACGGTGGAGCCGCCGCATTGTCCAGAAGCTCCCCGACACTGTGGCCGACAACGAGTACACGGTCGAGAAGTGGCTGAATCCGAACACGAACGGCAACCATTTCAGAAGGCGTTTCGTGGACACGCTCATCGATTCCAAGACCGTCAAAATCGGGCGGATAGTGGCGTACTACATCTATTCTTATGAGTAATTTTTTTTGAAATAAGGAGATGAAAAAAAAATGAGCAAAAGAACTTTCAACCTTGTTGTCGGAATTGTCGGCGGCTGTGCGGCCATTGCCTCCGCCGTCGTGACCTACATCAATCCGGCTTATGCCGTGCAGACCGTGGCCGCTATCGGCGTTGGGTCGACTGCCGTCACTGAAATCTGCTCTCTGTTCGTGAAAGTCGATGATTAGTTTCGAGCTTTCAGGGGAGACTCCGAGCAAGAAGAACTCCAGGATAAACACGCGGAGCGGGCGGAGTTTCCCGAACAAGAAGTTCATGCAGTGGCACGACGAGAAACTTTCTGAGCTGTTGACTTCCAGTGGCGGCAGCCTTCCGATTGACTGCCCGGTTTCCTTGAGGGTCGTGTTCGTGCATGGAGACGAGAGGAGGCGCGACAGCGACAACCAACTGTCCAGCGTCCTTGATTTGCTTGTCGACGCGGGAATCCTCAAGGACGACGGGTGGCGGATTGTGCGTCGAGTCTCCGTCGAGAACACTTTCGAGAAGAAGAAGCCGAGGGCGATAATCGCTATCGAGGAGTTTGAATGAACAACATAAAGGACAGGGGAGCGAACACCGAGGAATATTGGAAGCTCCGCTTGCACCGTCTTGAGACCATGCAGGAGAAGACGGCGAGCGAGCTTCTGACCGACATGAGGAAGGTCTACGACAGAGCCATGAGCGACTTGGAGAAGGAGATTCAGGCGTTCTATGGACGTTACGCTTCTGAAAACGGTCTGACAATGCAGGAAGTCCACAAGCGGCTAGACCCGAAACAGTTGAAGAGTGCGCGAGAGGAGATAAAAAAATACTACGAGTTCGCAGACCCGAAACAGATGAATCCACAAATGGCGAAGGCATACCGCGACAAGCTCCGCCTTCTTTCCGCCCGCGCCTACATGAGCCGCCTTGAGGAAATCAAAATGCGCCTTGAGAACATCATGGTTCGGCTTGCCGCGAAAGAGGAGGAGGACTACACGCAGAAGCTCGGCAAGATTTACAGCGAGAGCCATTCCCAAACGTCATACACGATAGACAAGACTTTCGGATTCTCCGAGGGCTATTCCGCGCCTAGCAACGAGACGCTCAACAAGGCCTTGCAGGAAAAATGGCTTGGCCGCAACTTCTCGGAGAACATTTGGAAGAACAAAGGGCGGCTGCTCGATTCCATTCAGTCCGATTTGCTCTCTGGAATCGCACTAGGCCACAATCCGCGGAAAATAGCCGAGGCGATGGAGAAGACGATGGGCAGCGGCTACAAGAACTGCGAACGGCTTGCCAGGACGGAGACGCTGCATTTCATGAACCAAGCGACTTTTGACGCTTACAAGGAACACGGCGTAGAGAAGTACGAATACATTTGTGGACTCGACGAGCGCACTTGTCTCATTTGTGGGGAGCTTGACGGGAAAGTGTTCGAGCTGAAATACGCCGAGGAGGGCGTGAATTATCCAGTCATGCATCCAAATTGCCGCTGCTCGACTGTGGTTGCAAAAGATGATATTGATAGACTTTTTGAAAGTATTGATAAAGAAAATGTTTTTGAAGTTCCTGAAAAAATGACATATTCAGAATGGAAAGAAAAGAACAGCAAATAACAATGAATAAAAAAAAAGATTCCATGTTTTTATTTTATGGAATCTTTTTGAAGTTCTTTTGTTTGTGTTAATGTCTTTGTTTTTTGGCTTTTTCCCATTCTTCTGTAAAGAATGGTTTATCACAGCTTTCAAAAATGACATCATCAAAGTTTTCATATTCTTTGTAATATGAACTCAAATATTTTTTTAACCCTTCAAAAGTTGAATTTTTATCCAGGAAAAAAGATTCCAGTTCATAAGATTTTGCCTTTTTTACAATGGCAATATCTTCTTTCAGAAAGTAATAAATGATTGCTTTCATGCTCTAACCTCCAATAATAATTATATGTTGAAAAATAAAATTTATAAAAAAATTTCATGAGTTTTATTTCATGGAATCTTTTTTTATTTGTGCTGATTTTTAATCCAATTTTGCATAAGCTACAATGTGAGAATTAAAATATAGTTGTGCATTGTCATGTAGTTCATTTCCTACTACCTGGAAAGTAACATAATGATTTTTGGCTAAATTGTCACAATAAGGGCTAGAAGATTCATCATATTTGACAATATATAAACCTTCTTCCAATGAAGTAAACCCATTGTTAAACAATTTGAAAAACTCTTCAATTGTTGTTTTTGTCCATGTTATTTTATTTTTCATGGTTAAACCTCCAAGAAAAAGCAAACAAAAAGACAGAAGCCTTTTTTATGCTTCTGTCTTTTTTGTTGGTGGTTACAATTTAGAGATACTGTGAAGAAATTGAATCATTAAAACATTCACACTCTACAGAATCCCAAGAAGTCCCCCAGAAATCCACACAGAGAACATACAAGCCCAAGAGTTCAGAATAGGTGAATTTCAGTGCAAAAGTTTTTTCAAGTCATTCAACATCATCATCAGAAAAGGAAGTGAGGAACCACTGATAAATTTCAGTGTTTTCTTCCATCTCAAATCTGATGTTGTCCCAGATTGAAGAATCCTTCTCTGCAATGTCATTGCAGAGAATCAAGCTGCCATTGAGCCAATTAACAGCTTTTTCATAAGTTGTCATTCTTGCCATAGTTTTAACTCCTTGCAAGCTCTCTTGCTTGCTTATGTTTATATATTATAATGAAATTAAAATAATGTCAACAGGAAATATAAAAAAAATAAAATAAAAAATGATAAAAATAAAATAATTTGTCTTGATATTATTTCAAAAGTATTATATTATATAAATATCAAGATTAAGGAGGTTCAATTTATGGACATTGCAAAAATAAAAGAAGCAATTGCAGCAAACAAAAAGTTTTTGAAAGATTCAAAACCTTTTTCCAAAATGTTCAAAATCCAGAGAGAAAAGGCAAAAACCAACATTGAAAAACTGGAATTTGAACTGTGGAGGATTGAAAATCCTGAAAGCTATGAAAACCATAAAAAAGCATGGGAAAACTTTTCTGAAAGTGGGTTTCTTTCTGGACTTATGGAGGATAAACAATGAACAAAACAAAAAAAACTGCTTTAGATGTCCTTAGACAACTTGAAAGAGAATTGGGAGCTAAAGAAGGCTTAAAAATGTTTGAATGGTACTGTGAAAATTATGGGATTTATGTAGGCATGGAAGAAACAGGCCATGAAATCCCCTCTACAGTGCTTTATGAAGTCTTTGGAGAATAAAAAGAATGTTTTACTAATCCACTAGAAAAAAAATCTAGTGGATTGAATAAAACATTTTTTAGGAGGTCAAAAAATGGTTTATTTTTCAGACTGTTCAAATTTATCTGAACTTAAAAAAGCCTATAGAAAATTCTGCATGAAATTACACCCTGATAAGGGAGGTGATGAAGAATCTTTCAAGGCAATGAATAAAGAGTATGAGCAACTTTTGAAAAGGTTCTCAAATGCTGCAAACTTCACAACAGAAAAAGAAACAGAGTTCCACAACTGGAAAGAAGACAGATTTTCAGAAGTCATTCAGAAAATTATTTTCTTTGACTCAATGAAAATAGAAATAATTGGAGAATGGATTTGGTGCTTTAATGCTTATGAATACAGAACTCAATTGAAAGAGCTTGGGTTCTGGTATAGCAGCGGCAAAAAAGCATGGGTTTTCAATGGTGATTCTAAAAAGCATTGTAGAGGACATTTTACAAAACAGCAGCTTTATTCAAAATATGGTTGCGAAAAAGTTCAGACAATGAAAAAAGACCTGTTGAAATAATTCTTGAATCTCAAAGAGAACACACAATTTTTAATTGTGTGTTTTATTGGAGGTTTAAAAATGACAGATGTAAAAGTAACTTTTGATAATGGTGATTATTTCACGACTTTTATCAATCTTTCCAGAGAAGAAGCCGCGAAATATTACATGGGTAAATATTTTAATTTAGGCACTGTAAAAGATTCTATGCACAAAGTTGTCAAAGTTGAATTTGATTTTGACAAATAAAGATTCTTTTTAAGTCTCAAAGAATACCCATAATAAAATTTATGGGTATGTTTGGAGGTTTAAGAATGAATACAAATAAAATTGAATGGATTTCTATAAATCCAGAAGAATTTTTAAGGCTTGTTTATAAAGAGTTCAAGTCAAAAGGATATAAGGCTTCTGATGAGTCAAATCTTTCTAATGGGCTTTATCTTATGAAATGTGAAAGTTCAACAAAATTTGATATTTCATATTTTGGAGCTTTTCAAATAAGGAATAATAAAGTTTTTGATAGAGGACATATATTCGATATGTTAGGAATGCGTCCATCTATCATAGAATTTGCAAAAGTTGAGTAAATCCAGAAGCAAACAGGGATAAAAAAATCTCTGTTTGCTTTTCAGCAGCAGAAAAGATTCAATCAAACATATAATAATTATTGTGTGTTTGATTGAGTTTTTTTGACAAAAAAATTCAAGTTCTATAAAATTTCTAGTGAGGGTAAAAGATGAAAATCAATATTTTTACTTCCTATTATGCAAGAATGGCAAAAAGGAAGAAGTCGCCGACGGATTGTTATATCCAAGTTTCTAGGACTTGTTATTGTCCTTTGAAGGATTTGAATGGGATTCCAGTTCAGAATCAGATTGATTACAATATGGCTGCATTGGGAGAACACAATAGCCTTAAAACTTATGAAGAAGACTGCAAAGAGGCTATAGAAGTTTTTGCGGATTTTCTGAAGGCTGAAAATTGGGAGCTTGAAGGGGCTACAGATGATACAGAAGTTAATATTTTTCTTCTCTGTTTTGAAAACCTTAAATCAAAGTGGACAAAAAAAGATGAGGAAAAATATTTCAATGTGAAAGCTGGCGAATACAAATTCTGTCACAGAACTGTTTTAGCTGAAATCCTTAACAGGAAGTACGGCTTTAATATAACAGAATATGAAGACTAGATTTGTAAAAGTCTAAAAAGTATTGTATAATACTGTTCAGAACTCTTAGAAGTCACTTGTTAATTCTAGCAAGTGGCTTCTTTTTTTTTGGAGGTAAAACAATGGCTAAATCAATTCCTGAACATATTCGTGGTTTGAAGAATAAAAAAGCTACGGAAGTTCGTCCAGCAGCACCCGGTCAGAAAAGAACAGTAAGAATCGAGGGTACTGATTCTAGGGGTACTCAAACGTCATTTACTGTGAACACTGGAAAAGGCACAGGGCTTAACTCTAATACAAACGGTGTCGGCTGATGTCCTACCAACAGAATGTTGAGAAGGCTATCCGAATCCTTAAAGAGAGAGCTAAAATCAGTAATCTGATGATAGGTCTTTCAGGCGGTAAGGATAGCCTTTGCCTTTGCGAGCTTGTCAAAATGGCGGATATTCAAAATGTTGGTTACTTCAATATGGAATTTCTGCCGAACTTGCGTATTCAAGATGATTTGCTTCGTTACCCGTGCGAGAGATTCGGGATTGACTTTGACAGCATAGACAGGGTGCCGAGCGAGCATTTTATGAGTTGTATGCACTATTCCGCTTATACATGGTGGGCGAAAAGCGCACAGAAAATGTTTCCGAAGGCAACTCGAACAATGGTTTTTAAATACATTGCAAAGAAACATAAGGCAACCATTGTAACGGGTGTGAAGAAGTGCGATTCAATGCAGATGTTTCGAATGGTAAGCAAGGCGCGCGGCACTTGTATTTATCCGCTTGAGAACTGGACGCTGAATGATGTTCTTGCATTTATGAAAGAGCGAAAAATCGGAATACCGCCGCTTACGAAAAAAGGTGTGCGCGGTGTCGGTTTGGAATACAACAGCTTGAAATTCATTTATGAAAACTATCCAGACGATTTCCAAAAAATAGAGGAAATATTCCCTTTCGCGCGCGTAATCTTGCTTACGCATAAATACTACAACATCAAAAACACGATGAGGATTGTATGATTAAACAGAATGAAACCGTTTCAATAAAAAGAAGTCAAGTCAATTTCGCTTCCTACAATCCACGAAAGATAACGTCTGAAAGCAAGCGGAAACTCGAAAAGAATTTGCAGAAATTCGGACTCATGGGCGGAATCGTATGGAACGAACGCACAGGAAACCTTGTTTCTGGACACCAGAGAGTTTCCATTCTCGACAAGCAGAACGGATATAAGGCTGACGACCCAAGCACCGATTATGATTTGTTTGTGACGAAAGTAGACCTTTCCGACGAAGAGGAAAAGTCGCAGAACATCTTTTTCAACAACGCGCTTGCGCAGGGATATTTTGACAACGACAAACTGAAAAGCCTCATGGACGAGGTGAAGTTTTCGGAGCATACGGGCTTTAACAAACAGGAGCAGATTTCATGGTTCGCTCAAACCGACTTGACCGATGAAGAGTATCAAAAGATTGCCGAGAAAGTGCAGTCCGCCACAGACAAAATTACGAAAATGCAGGACAAAAACAAGACCGAAGCAAATGCGAATTACGTTGTTCTCGTGTTCAAAAACAGACACGACAAAGAAATGTTGATAAACAATCTTGACATAGTTCTTGATAATGACCGGTTCGCAAATGGACAGGATTTCTTGTCTGTATTGTATGAAAAATGGGAAGAAATGCACGGATAATCACCCATTTTTCTTTTGAAAAATGCGTTTTATGGACGTTTTTCTATCCTTTATAGGCGAAAAATCATTCTAAATCATAAGGTTACGGTATATGGGAAGAAGAAAAATAGTAACAAGATTGAAGCTCATAAAAGCAATAAAGAACTCAAGCGGAGTAATATCCATAATCGCCGAAAGATTGCAGGTGTCGAGACAGACAGTTTCAAGGGCGTTGAAGAACGACCCGATAGCGCAGGAATACTTCGAGGCTGAATGTGATACCGTCCTCGACATCGCCGAGGTTGTCGTCATAGACGCGATAAAGAACCAGGACGTGAACACGGCAAAATGGTATCTGTCAACGAAGGGCGGAAAGCGTGGTTACAATCCGAGAATGGAGCTTAAAGCCAACGAAAACGAGCCTATCATTTTGAAATTCAACGACAAAGAAGGAGGTGATTTTGAATCTAAACCTGAATCTTGAGGAGTGTGTCGGACTCAACTACGATGATTTCCTCTACTCGAAGAAACGCTATCTGGTGTGCAAAGGGTCGCGCGGAAGCAAGAAATCATGCACGACTGCGCTGAAAATCATCTATTTCATGATGAAGTATTCCAAATCGCAGCCGAATACGCTTGTAATCAGAAAGTATTACAACACACACAGGAACTCTACAAGGGCGCAGTTGTGCTGGGCTATCGACAAATTGGGAGTACGAAGCCTATGGAAGATTCCGAAAGGCGAGAATACATTGACGTATTTGCCGACAGGACAGCAGATTCTTTTCAGGGGAATGGACGACCCACAGTCGATAACGTCAATCACTGTTCCGAGTGGGTATCTATGTTGGGTGTGGATTAACATTATCGGTTCACACATATTAAACTTCCTTAACTGCTGGAAATCTTTATAAGACAATCAGCAACCAAGTTATTTGAAAAAAATCTTTCTGTTATGGTATAATCATATTTATCAGATTTTGGAGGGCGATAATATGAGTGAAGAATGGAAAGACATTCCGGGTTTTTGTGGGTATTATCAAGTAAGTAATTTTGGAAATGTGAGAAGTTTTTCAAACGGTCATAAAGGTTTTAAGAGAGATGTGCCGAAAATGAGGGCTTTAAGCCTTTCGCATGACGGCTATCAGAGAGTAAGACTGTTGGCGAACGGGAAGGATATTACGGTAAGAATACATCGACTTGTTGCTGAAATGTTTGTGCCAAATCCCGACAGAAAAGAAACCGTGAATCACATTGACGGAAACAAGCAAAATAACAGGTCTGATAATTTAGAATGGGCTGACCGAAAGGAACAGTTAGTCCACGCATATAGAACAGGCTTGCGAAGTGCTAGACAAGGTTGTGAAAACACTTTGTCAAAACTTACCCCCGAACAAGTGAACGCTATCCGTGCTGAATACAAGAAAGGAAGCAGGGAGTTCAGCAGCGTAAAACTTGGCAAAAAGTACGGCGTTTCACATAGGGTAATATTGCTCATTGTGAAAGGCAAAAGCTATCGGAACATCAAATAAAAGGCTCAACGACTATCGAAAGCACATCTGAAACAAGGTGGAAGCGAGTAGAGTACAATCCAAGCGGATTGGAAATGGGAAGCATACGCAAGTATGAAGATATAGTCTGAACTTGTGGCGACACAAGAGATATGGCGGAAGCGGTCATATCGTAACGAAATTACGAGGAAGCGTTTCAAATATCGAGCGAAGAGGATTTCAACAAACTCGATATGTCGATTCGTGGAAAACTGCCTCCCGCATTGTTTCATCAGTTCATTCTCACGTTCAATCCGTGGAGCGACAAGCATTGGCTCAAGCGTCGGTTCTTCGACAATCCAGACGAGAACACTCTTTCAATCACGACGAACTACATGATGAATGAGTTTCTTTCAGATTCCGACAAGAAACTGTATGAAATCATGAAAGAACGCTATCCGAGACGCTACAGAATAGAGGGCTTGGGAGAGTGGGGAGTCGCCGAGGGCTTGATTTTCGAGAATTGGAGAGAAGAGGATTTCGACATCGAAGAGATAAAAGAACAGTGCAGGGGAAAGAAGGACAAACGAGGCTTGCCCGCCCTTGTGTCGGTGCATGGCATGGATTTCGGCTACAACGACCCTACGGTTTTGATTGGAGCGTATGCGGACAAAAAGGACTACAAAATCTACATCTATTACGAGTTCTTTGAAATTCAAATGGAAAACAGGAAGATTGCGGCGCGTCTGATTCAGGACGGATTCGGCGATGAAGTGATAAGGGCCGACAGCGAAGACCCAAGAACGATAAACGAGCTTCGTCTGTTGGGGCTTCGTGGGATAAGGGGAGCGAGAAAGGGAGCGGGGAGCGTCCTCGGAGGAATACAGAAGTTGCAGGATTATGAAATCATCATACACCCTCGATGTGTCCATACTGTCGAAGCGTTCTCAAACTACGCATGGAGCAAAGACCGATTGACCGACAAGATTCTGAACGTCCCGGAGCATGATTTCTCCCACGCTCCCGACGCTCTACGTTACGGGTGCGAGGACTTGAGCAAGTTTGGCTTGCAGGTCTAGCCGCTGAACGACTTTCTCAAGAAGCTCGTTCGACCTCTCTATCGTCTTCCGCAGTTTTTCCGACAATACCGAACAGTCCGAAGTCTCTTCGCTCTCTGTGGGAGAAGTCGGAGAATCGAACGCTCCAGGAATAATTGGAGTTCCTGTTTCCTTGTCGATGAATCTGATGTCGAGTTCTGCGCCCATTGCGTTTGCGAATTTCTCCAAGTCGTCAGAATAGAAAGTTCCACGAGCCATTTTTGTCGAAAGATTCGGCTGTGTCTGCCCTACAAGCTCCGCAAGTTTTGTCAAAGTTATGTTTTTCTTTGACATGCAAAGTTTTATATATTCTTTTGTATTCATGCTTATAAAATATCACAATTATTTATAATTTATCAACATGAAAAAATCCCTTGCAATAAGCAAGGGATAGCAGCAAATAGAATCATTGTTATTTGAGACTTTGAAATATTTAGAGCCTTTTCTAATCATTTTTAAACCTCCAAAAAAATGTTTTATTCAATCCACTAGAAAAAAATCTAGTGGATTAGTAAAACATTCTTTTTCCTTTATCTTTCAATTAAAATTTTATTGCCTAAAATATCATTTATTGTTTTTGCTGTTAAAATATGGTATCTCCCTTTTTTTGCAAAACCTTTTTTTGATATGACTTTAAGCCCATAAAAAGAGTTATTAGCAGCACTAAAAAAAACTTGCCAAACTCCAGCATAATTACAGACATATTCATTAGATATGTCCATTTTTTCCAAACTTTCCCTTAAAAGTTCAGATGTTCCAATTTTAAATGTAGTTCTTTCCATAGTTTTAACTCCTTGCAAGCTCTCTTGCTTGCTTATGTTTATATATTATAATGAAATCAAAATAATGTCAATGAAAAATATAAAAAAAATAACATAAAAATCTTGAAAATAAAATAATTCTTATTGACAACATTTCAAAAATGTTATATATTATAAATATCAAGATTAAGGAGGTCAAAAAATGACTGATTTTGGGGAATATTGCTATTCTATTAACTGCCCATTCATAAATGGTGGATTTCTTTTAAACAAAGAAGGCTATCAAGAATTTCTTGAACATGAAAAAAAATGTGAATGGGCCTCTAACTGTTCTTATGTTGACAATTTCAGAGAGACAGCAGAACAGCTAGAAATAGCAGATAGAGACTAATTTTTTTAGTCTCAAAGAGAAGGCAAGCTATTTTTTTTGGCTTGCCTTTACTTGGAGGTTAAAAAATGAAAGAAACAATTATCAGAAGTCCTTCCGATTTGGTTCCAATGCTCAAAAGCTATTCAACCAAAAAAATTGAATACTTTGGGATTGTCTGTCTTGATTCAGGGAAAAGGATTCTTTCAAAAAAAATCCTTGCTATGGGTGGTGAGAGTTCAGCTCAAATTTCAATCAAAACTTTGTTTTGGGAGGCTTGCAAAAAAAATGCTTCTGCAATCATTGTTTTTCACAATCACCCGTCAGGAAACCCACAGCCATCAGAAATTAACATGAACACAACAGCAAAAATAAAAAAAGCTGGGGAGATTTTGGGGATAACACTGTTAGACCATGTAATTATAGGGAGATATGACTATTTTTCTTTCCTTGAGCATGATTTGTTTGAATGAATAAGAGTGTTTTATCAATCCACTAGTTTTCTAGTGGATTGAGTAAAGCACTTTTTAAGGGCTTTAAGGTGGTAATCATGAAAAGTATTTATGTTTTGTCAAGTGCAATGATAGCAAAGAAATAAGCAGTTTTGAAACTCTCATTGTAACAACATCAAAAAGAAAAGTGATAAAGGAGGTTAAAGAACAGATTGAATTAGGCTTTATGACAGTTTCAAATAATGATTTATATGAAAATGTCATTCATTCAAATATTCCTTCAAGGCTTTTTGCATGGGAATTAAATAATATCCTTAAAAATGGATACCTTAAAGCATGGAATGACTAAAAAAATGCTTTAAGGTTGAAAGCAAGGAGAAAAAAAGATGTTTTGTATATTTGCAAAACATCTTTTTTGTATGTATACTATTCAACAGTTCAAAGGTCACTTTATCCGCCAAAAGCGGATTGAGCGACCTTTTTTTATGTTCGGAAGGGGAATAGATGAGCGTTATTGACTGGTGCAAATGTCCAAATTGTCAGATGAAACTTTTGAAGCTCACGAAAGAATCGATAGTTCGGAATGAAATCTACTGTAGACGCTGCAAGACTTCTTTCTTTGTGGACATAAAAGGCTTTGACGTAAAAATCGAGCCGATGAGCGGAGAGCAAGGGCCAACGCACCCTTAACAGCGTTTTTAAGCGGTGGTTTGTGAGTGTCCGAATGGACGGTAGCAGACTTGAAACCGCGACCCTATCGGCGTTGGTATCACCGAATGTCTTTCAGGAGGCACAGACTAAAAAGAAGCCGCCCTTCGGCATGGTTTCGGTATATTCGAGGGTTTTCCTTTTTCCGTTCAACTCGGAAACGTGCCTTCATCGCAGATTGGGGAAGTGGCTATCCCGCGTGGGTCATTACCACGATGTCGGCGGTTCGATTCCGTCATCTGCAAGGGTGTGAACTGATTTCGTTTCTGTACGAAGTCATTTTGCGTGAGTTTACTGGGTTAAAACCTGTCCTTTCGGACTTGTGCAAAGCCTGTCTTTCATCGCAATTTTTTTTTTGGAAACGAAGCGGAAGCTGAATTAGATATGGGTAAAAAAAATGCTATAGCGTACCCTAGCAGGTTTGATTCCTGCCGTTTCCTCTAAAACAAGAAAAGCCGTCAAGGACCTTCAAGGTCAGCGGAGTGCAGAGTCATTGACCTTTTCTGTTTTTAAATTCCTACAAGGAGCAGACACTATGGAGAACGAAAATCCACAGGCAACGGCAACGCCAGCCGACAATGGCAGCAAAAATACACCTGTCAACACGCCGACAGAAACACCAAAACAGACACAGGGCGCGGAAACACAGCCTTACAAGACATTCGCGACACAGGAAGATTTCGACAGACATTCAGCCGGAATCCTCAACAGCGCACAGAAGAAAGCGGAAAAGGAGCTTTTGGCGTTGCTCGGACTCAAGCCGGACGAGAAGGACAAACTCCAAAAGTTCAAGGAAGCCTACGACGCGACATTGAGCGAATCGGAAAAGAAGGCGAAGGAGCTTGAATCGTTGAAGAACGAGGAGAGTTCACTGAAAGCGTCAATCGCGGAGAAAGACGCGATAATCACGGCAATCACGAAGTTTTCTGGAAAGAAGGCGGAGGACGTGATTAAGTTCGTCAAAATGGCGAAAGGGCTTGTCGACGAGAACACGACAATGGAGCAGGCTTTGGAGCAGGTGCTTGCTTTGGCGAAGTCCATGAAGGACGACCACAAGACCGCGCCGAAGGGAACGCCCCCGGCGGAGAGTTCGGACGGCAAGACCGAAGAGAACCCATTCAAGACGAAGAACCTCACCGAACAGGGGAAACTCTTCAAGGCAGACCCTGAAAAGGCGAGGCGGCTTTACAAGGAAGCCACAGGAAAGAAAGCACCGTTCTAAACAGTGCTGAAAACAAAGGAGATGAAAACGAATGGCAAACGAAGTTACAAAACTTACAGATGTTGTTGTCCCGGAACTTTTTTCAGAGTATGTCCTCATGGAGACAAAAGAGAAGTCCGAACTTATCAATTCTGGAGCGATTGAGAACAACCCACAGCTTGACGTGCTTGTAAACGGCGGCGGAACAACGCTTAAAATGCCGAAGTGGAACGACCTTACAGGCGAATCACAGGTATTCAGCGAGAACAATGACATTGAGACCGATAAAATCACCGCATACAAGGAAATCGCAACGCTTCTGATGCGTTGTAAAGCATGGTCAGCGCACGACCTTGCGGCAGCCCTTGCAGGTGACGACCCGATGAAACGCATTGCGGAGCGTGTAGCGGCTTGGTGGATTCGTGACGAGAAGAGAATCGTCATGTCGATTCTTAAAGGTGTTTTCGCTTCTGCTAGTATGGCAGACCATATCCTCGACATCACGGGCGAAGCAGAACCGAAAGTAACCGCAAAGGCAATCCTTGACGCAAAACAGCTCATGGGTGACGCTGCCGATGATTTGACATTGATTTATATGCACTCTGCGGTTTATACCGAATTGCAGAAGCAGCAGCTCATTACTTTTGTCGAACCGTCAGAAACAAAAGTCAAGATTCCGACATATCTCGGATATAACGTAATCTGTGACGATTCAGCACCAGTTGAATTTGGCGAAAACGGAGCAAAAGACAAGTTCACGACATATCTTCTTTCTCGTGGCTGTATTCAGCACGGAGTCGGAACGCCTGCGGGATTCGTACCGACAGAAACAGACCGTGACAAGAAGAAGAGCATTGATATTCTGTACAACAGACAGGCGAAAGTGCTTCACCCGAAAGGAATGTCATGGATTGGCTCGGCAAACATCGCTGACGAGACACCGAACAATACGGAGCTTGCGACAGGCACGAACTGGACACGCGCGGTGGCAGAAAGCAAGCAGGTCGGCATGATAGCCCTCGTGCATACGCTGGAGTAGTCGCATGGTGACGGAGTACAACAAGTATCTCCTGAACAAGCGCAGAATGGAGGAGCGCGAGAAAGCCTCCTCCATTGCCGATGTTGGGGAGAAGGACAAGACTGTTTCCAAAACGGAAACGGTTGCTGAAAGTGTTCCAGGAACTACCGAGGAATCCTCGGCAGTTGTGGAGAAGAAGACGGACGCTGAAAAGATTCGGCGCGGAAGAAAGAAATCGGAGTAGGGACTATGGCGGACGAAAGCGAAGGCACAGCAACGACAGAGACGGAAGAAAAGACGTTCGATTATTTGAGCGTCGTCAAGATGTTTCTGGGAATCGACACGGAGGACAAGGACATGGAACTTTCCGTGTACATCGAACTCACCAAGAGGTCGATTCTCAACTACTGCAACATCTCGGAGCTTCCGTCCGCCCTTGACTACACGGTTTGTCAAATGACAGCCGACACATACCGCGACATCACGCAAAGCCGCATAACGGGCGATGTCGCGGGCAACGTGTCGAGCATAAGCGAGGACGGGCGGAGCGTTTCGTTCTCTTCCGGCACGGAGTTCAAGACGGCGGTTGAGGACAAAATCAGTCGCACTACCGAACTGAACCGATACAAGAAACTTTATAGATTGGATTAGGAGAATTACATGACATTCGGAGAAGCAATCGAAGCTCTTAAAAACGGAAAGAAAGTAGCCCGCAAGGGGTGGAACGGAAAGAAAATGTTCCTCACCTTGCAGGAAGGGAGTGAGGTTGACGGCTCACTCATGCGCAACGAGAACGCAAAGAACTTCTACGGCGACGGCAAGGTGAAAATCTGCCCGCATATCGACATGAAGGCCGCTGACGGCTCGTATGTAGTCGGTTGGCTTGCAAGCCAAACAGATATGCTTTCTGACGATTGGTGCGTGGTGGAGTAACTTATGAGCAATAAGACTAGACAAATACGCAAGAGCCAAAATGCCTTGCGGAAGGATACGGCAAGGGATTTGATAGCGGAACTCGAAGCCGCGCCTTTCAAGTTCCGTTTTCTGTTCGCGATGAAGTTGATTTTCAGGAGGCGGAAATGTTCGTGAGACTTGAGCTTATGAACGGCAATGTAGAGATGTTCGAGACGCAGAATTTCGTGTGCGCGCCAAAGGCGGAGATGAACCCCGACATACTCAAATGCGAGGTGTTCGATTCCTCCGGGAAGCGAAGATACGTTTCGGAGCGGCATTTCAAGGCGTTCTACAAAAAACACATCTACAAGCCTACAAAGGCGGCGGAAGAAGGAAAAAGCGAGTAATGGCGTTCGACTTTGGAAGAATCGGGAAGGCAATCGCGCGGATAATGGATTCCGACTACATCGACATCAAAAGGGACGTGAACGGAAAGTTGCAGGAAATCTACACGAACATTCCGTGCCATGTCTCATACGCTTCGACGGACAATCCAGACCCCACGAGCGTGGACGTGAAGCCGATTATACAGTCAATCAGCGTGCATTTGCAGAATTGGGTGGACATTCAGAACAACGATTTTCTCGTCGCAAAGAAAATCGACTCGGAGGGCAACATTGCGGCGGTGTACAGCGGACGTTGCGGGAATCCCGTAGTGTCGCAGGGGCGGAAGAAGGTTTCAATGCAGATGAACGGCACGGAAGCAGAATCCCCCTCTCCGATTCCTCCGAAGAACGGCGCGAAAATCACCATAAAATTCATTTCGGCGGACACGGAGATTCAGGACGCGCAGACACAGACGGCGGAGGTCGGAAAGCCGTTCGATTTGGAAGCTCCGACAATCGAGGGATATTCAGCCTCCGAGTGCTACATCGATGATGTTCTTCAAGAGGAAACTTCCGCACATATCGACAATGTGGAAAAAGACGCAAAAATCCGCTTTCTCTATGAAATTTCGGACATTCCGCAGTTCTTCCGATTCCTTGTCAACGGACTCTACACGAAGGACGACGGCTCTTTGGCTTCCGGGTGGCATTTGTACAAGAAAATCGACATCGATTCCGTGGCTATAAGCGGCGATGTCTACGAAATCACTTCCGACAACGTGGAGCTGACGCACGAGGACGGTGGACAGTCTTTGTCTGTTGAAATCGGTGCAAGAATGGTGCTGATTCCTGGGAATGTTTTTGTGGAAGTCTCCGAAATCGTGGAGAAAGGCAGCGGCAAAGTGACATTCAAAGCGGTTCCATTCGAGCCGACGGAAAAGGAAAAAAGCGCATACGTTTGCGGCTATTATGATTAGGGGGATTGCATGGGGTTCACTGTTGATTTTTCCGAGTTCGACAAATTGAAAAACGCTTACAAGGGAATGGAAAATGATTTCAACAGATTTCTACGGCAATTCCTTGTCGACATGGCGAACAAAATAATCTCCGAGACGAAGCTCAAGCAGACAGGACATTATGGGGAGAAATACAAGGCGTTCGACACGGGCGCAATGACGAACGCATGGGAGATTGGAAGCATACAGGGGAGCGGAAAGGAGCTTGCCGTTGAGATACGGAACGGAATGGAATACGCAACGGAAATCGAATACGGACACAGAATCGTGGTCGGCACGGGCGAGAACAAGAGAGAAATCGGGTGGTATGACGGAAGATTCATGCTCAAGACGAGTATCGACAACATCGAGAAGCAAATGCCGATTAGATTCCAGCTTGCCTTCAAAAAATTCTGCAAAGACCTCGGAGTAAAATAGAAAATGAGCTGTTCGGAATTTCCGAACAACTGCCCTTTATTGATTTGTTTATTAACAAAATCAAAACAATCTGTCATGATATGTTTGAGCCGAACGAATCGGCAAGGAGCGATTATGACAAAAGAACAAAAAGAACAAGTCGAAAACAATTTCAAGCAGTGGATTGGAAAAGCCATAATCCACAACGGAAGACACCCATTGGACAATCCCATTGAGAGATACTTTTCGGAGGTCGGCTGCGATGTCGAACTTTCGGAGGTCTCGGAGAGCCTTTCTGCGATTGTCGAGGAAGCCAACCGCGCATTGTGTGTAGGAATGAGGGGTGGTGCGAGACCTGGAGCCGGACGGAAACCGAAGGACGAAAACGAAAAAGTCGTGGTGGTTTCATTCTGCTGCACTCCAGAACAGAGAGATACTCTCCATAGCAGGGCTGTCGAAAGCGGAAAAAGCCAAAGCGAGTATATTGTAGGGGAACTTTTTGGCTGAAATAAGCTATCTGTTTTTTTTGTAAAAACTAATTGACAAAAAACAAATAAAATGTTATTATTGCTTATCAAGTGAAAACTTGATAAGGAGTCCAAAGTGAAGGAAGTACTACTTTACTTTGCCGACAAGGTGCTTGACTTCCTATTTTCCATGCTAGGTGTAATAGTGGCATATTACATCACAAAATGGCTTGATAGAGAATAGGAAAAGTCAAGGCTTTTGGCGGTGGGGGAACTTGCACAATCCTGTGTAGGTTCTCCCTTCCTTTTCAGATTTTAATTAAGGAGGCTTGATATGTCAATTTTAAAGTATGCGGTTATTTTTGTAGTCGCCTTTTTCGTTGGGGTTCTCTTGTATTTTCGCAGGAAAAAAAATGGAAACACAGAATCCTAAATATGTCGGCTATGGCTATCATGGTGGCGGACGAAAAAAAAAGGAAAATAAAAAAATTTTCGTCAGCACTACGATAAGCGGAAGCGTTGAAGAAATAGAGCTTCTTAAAAAAACCGCAAAAGACAATGGAAAGAGCGTTTCACGGTTTGTTTTAGATTGGATTCTTTCTATGCAATAGTTTTAAAAACACTGTATAGAGAGAGAGAAATAACAAATAAAGGGTCATTGAGAAATCAATGGCTCTTTTTTTTTAAATTACATAACCATAGGAGGGTTTTATGAACGAAATCGCAAAGAGAGATTCACTGTCAACTGATGAATTGGTAACAACAAAACAGCTTGCTGAACAGTTGGGAACGACAAAAGATGTCGTTATCGCAAATGCAAGAAAATGTTTGCCAAACAAAATCTTTGCTCAAGGAAAGGCGACTTATTGGAACAAATTGGAAGTTACGATTTTGCTTGACTATATGAAGACTCATACATCCAACAACCGAAGTGTTGAGTTGAACTCAACAGTTGAGAACGCTTCCACCGAACTTACACCCGCCTTGAAACTGAAAAAAGCCCTTGAGCTTGCGCAGGAAGCCTACGAGGAAGAGCTTGCGATTTTGAAGACGAAGAACAAGAATCTCGAATCGGAGAACGGAACCCTCAAGATAGAACTTGACGAATCAAAGGAATGGTCGACGATTCAGAAATGGTGCAACGAGAACGGATTTTCATTCAACAGAAAGGAACTCGCGAAAATCTCGTTGAGAATGGGAAGAATGGGATTCGAGCGGAGGAAGATATACAGCGTTGAATATCAGAATGGGCTTTGGTCTTACAGAAAAAGCGACATCGAGGATTTTTTCGAGAAGGAGCTTGAGAAAGGGCTTGCGTAAAACAGACGGAATCGAGGGTATTTTCGAGATTCTTTGCTGAAAAATGGCGAATCGGACGAGAGCCGTTATGATGTATTAAAAATCGAAAATATTGTATAATACAGTCGCTCTAAAAAAACGAACAAAACTGAACCTTCAAGGTCGATTTGAACCACGGAAAACGTGCTTTGAATCGGCCTTTTTTTTGTGGTGGAGGACTTTATGACGGAATTGAGAAGCGACGAAGTGAAAAAGGCGGTGAGTTCCACGCTGCTTGAGATTGCGCCTGATTGCGCCGTCTATACTGAATCCGTCACGAGCCCGAAATACCCTCACATCTTTGTCCATGAATTGAAATCGGAGGACGACGAGGACAGAAAATTCCGACACTTCATAACACACTCTTTCGACTTGCGGTACAGAGTGGCGAGCGACCCCAGCACAGAGCCGAAACTTGAGCGGAAATTGGAAGAGATGAGTTCGAGGCTTTTTTCCGGGCTGAATCTTCTGCCGTTCGGAAGTGGAATGGTGAGGGTGTCAAAGAAGAGGGCGGAGAAGACGGACGGAGTTTTGCATTTTTTTTGCGATATAAAAATTCAGGCTTTGTTGGTCAACCTTGGAGAGGAGACGACGAAGCAGAACAAGATAAGTGTGGAGGTAAAAAATGGCTGACAAGTACAAGACGGTGCAGAAGTCGGTTACGGCGATTCAGTACACGTTCGACACGCAAAAGGACGTGTATCTGTTCCTCGGAATGAAGGACATTACTTTCTTCGTGAAGAACAGAACGCTCACCGCAATCATCACGGGAAGCAACGACGAAAAAATCAATGTGAACAAAACGGATTGGATTGTCAAAAGTTCTGACGGAACGATTTCTGTATGGACAAACGACGATTTCAGCAAGAATTTTGAAAAAGCGGAGGAATAACGAATGGCGGGTGGAACATGGCTTAGCCAGAACAAGGTGCGCCCCGGAGCGTACATCAATTTCAAGGCGGTCGAGAAGTCTTCAATGACCGTGGGCGACAGGGGGATAGTGGCGATTCCTCTTGAGCTTTCATGGGGGGAGGAGGGAAAACTTACGGAAGTCCTCTCAAGCGAGCTTCTCGACGGCTCATCGAAGGCGAAGGTCGGATTCACGGCTTTCGACAGCGAATCGAAACTTTTGGCGGCGGCTCTCAGCTACTGCTACAAAGCTCTCGTCTACAGGGCGACAACGGGCGGACTCAAAGCCTCGGCGACAATAGCCGAGTCGAAACTCAAGGCAACGGCGAAATACACAGGAACTCTCGGAAACAAAATCACCATTGCGATTGAGGAGGATTCGGGAGTGTTCACTGTAATCACCTACGTTGACGGCGAGACGGTGGACACGCAGAAGGTCTCCGAGATTGCCGAATTGACAGCGAACGATTACGTCGTGTTCTCGGTGGATTCCGAATCAATGGCTGAATCGGAGCTTGCCGAAACAGCGGGGACGACCTTGAGCGGCGGAGAGAACGGTGTCTATAGCGAGACGGAGGAGTTCCCGAAGTACCTCAACGCATTGCAGACCGCGAGATTCCAGACGATGTGCTGCTTCTCCACCAACCCGACTGTGAAGATGAGCGTCCTCAACTTCATCAAGCAGCAGAGGGACGAGGAGGGCCGCTACATTCAGGGAGTCATGTCGTCATACGACGGCGCGGACTATGAAGGAATCATCAATGTTGCAAACGGTGTCGTAGTCGACGGCGTGGAGTTCTCGGCGAAGGATTCCGTGGCGATTGTCGCTGGAATGACGGCAGGAGCGAACTTCAACGAGTCCAACACGGCGCGCGTCGTGACAGGAGCGACCGACATAATCGGAGCGATGACCAACGAGGAAATCAAGAAGGCTTTGCAGAATGGAAAGTTCCTTTTCTCCGAAAGCGCGAGCGGCAATATCAAGGTCGAGCAGGACATCAATTCCTTGCACACCTATACGCAGACGAAGAAGTATTCGTTCTCGAAGAACCGCGTAATCCGCACGTTGGACGAAATCGGAATTACGACGAAACAGACATGGGAAGATTCCTACATGGGAAAGTTCGACAACACCGATGAGGGAAGAGGGCTTTTCAAAGATGCTTTGATTAAATATGGAAAAGAACTCCAGAGACTCAACGGTATTCAGGAGTTCGAGGGCGCGGACGACATCGAAATCAAGCAGGGGAACGACATCGATTCAGTCCTCTGCACATGGAATGTGAAGCCTGTCGACAGCATGGAGAAATTGTATTTGCTCTGTAACGTAAACAACTAGGAGGAATGACAAATGGCTGACAACTGGACATTCATGAAGGCGGCCGACGCGATAAGCGGAAAAGAAGGCACGCTTTACGCGACAATCGACGGAAAAGTAATTCCCGTGGCAGAGTGCAAAAGCGTCTCGGCAAAAATCGAGAAGCAGAAAAGCGAGTTCAAGGCTCTCGGCTACCGCGGCACACAGAACAAAGCGACGGGGTGGAAGGGTACAGGCTCGCTCACAATCTACTATGCGACAAGTATGTTCGCGAAGATGATGATTGACTACGCGAAGACTGGAAAGGACACATATTTCACGCTCAAAATCACGAACAACGACCCTACTTCCTCAATCGGGAAGCAGGAAGTTTCTCTGTTCGACGTGAACATGGACGACTCGGAAGTGGCGAAACTCGACACAAACGCGGAGTTCCTCGACCAACAGATGAACTTCACGTTCGCCGACATCGAGATGCCGACAGAGTTTGACGGAATCCAAAAATAAACAGGGAGAATGAAGAATGAGCAAACTTGAAGATTTTTTGTCGCTCGGAAAAGCGACAGACACAAAAGAGAAAATCGAGGTCACTGTTTCAGGAAAGAAACTGAACCTCACAATCAGGGTGATGAGCGAGGACGAACACAAGTCATGGCAGAAGCAGTCCATGACGATTGGAAAGAAGGGGAGCGTGTCGCTCGACCTCGGAAAGTACAATTCGCTCATGGTTCCCGCCTGTATCGTTGAACCAAACTTCAACGACGCGGAGTTTCTTTCAAAGGCGAAATGCGTCTGCGCATGGGATTTCATCAACTCCCGTTTTCCTGCCGGAGTAATCGAGGACATCTCCATGAAGATTCAGACGCTTTCGGGCTTCGAGAGCGGAGAGAAGGACATCGAAGACGCAAAAAACTGATAAGGGAGGACGGCGAATCGACATACTGTATGTACGCCGTCCTCAATTTCCATTGGAAGCCGTCCGAGTTCGCCAGTCTCGGACAAAAAGAAAAAGCGTTCGTCATAGCCTGCATAGACGAACGAGTGAGAGCGGAAAAGGAAGAGATGAGGAAAGCAAGGAGGTGAGACTGTGGCGACGATAAACACGACATTCGGATTCCAAGACCAAATGACACAAGGATTGCAACATTTGAATAGTGTACTCGCACAGCTCACTCAAGCCATGTCTGAAATGAACAACGTCACAAAGGGAGTAGGTGACGGACTTGATAGCATAGGCGAGAAAGCCAACAATGCAGCGGACAAAACCGATGATACATTGAAAAACCTTTTTACGTTTAACCAGGCAACCATGGTTTTTGACACTGTAACAGGAGCTATCGGGAACGTTGTCGGGCAGATGAACGAACTCAACGGAATGTATCAAGCACAAATGGATTCGGAAGCGAGACTTTCTGCTGTCATGGGTGCGCGAATGTCGGCGAACGCAGACGACGTTCAGAACATGGTAGGGTATATCGACGAGTTCTCGAAAAGCAGCGCATACAATAAGACAATGCTCACAAACGCCGCGCAGGAACTTGGAACGTACATCGACAAAGCAGACACTCTGAAAGGTTTGCTGCCGATGTTGACATCGATGAGTCAACAGGCCGGAATTGCGAACGAGCAGGGATTGATGAGCATGGCGACCATGATTGGAAAAGTCATGGGTGGAGACATGGGCGGTCTCTCGAAACGTGGTTGGCAATTCACGGAGTCCGAAAAAGAAGCGTTCAAATTAATGGGGGAAGAAGAAAGACTAAATTTTCTCGTAAAGACTGCTACAGAGAATATCGGAGAACAGGACAAAGCCATATCTGGTATGATGGCCAATCTTTCACCACAGAGAGAGCTTGAAAATCTGCAAAGGGAACTCGGCGGACTGTTTGGAGGATTCCTTGATTCATTGGGGAAAGCCCAAATGGAATTTAAGATTTTCATGACCAAAACGGTAATCAATGCATTAAATCTCGTAAACAAGCACCCGATTGTGAAGGCACTCATTACAGGCACGTTAATAACGGCTATTACACTGATTGGGGTAGCCATTGCGGGGTCGATAATTCCACAGTTAGCCGCAATGATAGGGAAATTAACAGTCATTGCAGCGTTAAAAACTGCTGTATCAGGGCCGTTTGCGACGATTGGTATCGCCATTGGGGCTTTGACTGCCGTTTGTGTAACCCTTAATCAAGAGATGGAGAGATACGGCAGAATAAATCAAGACCTCAATGAAATGTCCGACAAAGGAAGAAGCCTCATAGACGCTTTTACCGACAGCTACAATGCGTTGACTCCAGCCATAAGGAACAGCGCGGACGAAATGGGAAGGTTTTATGAAAACCTTCAAAACGTCGCGCTCTCCGACGCTTCATACAACAATATGAGCATGGAATTTGCTTCAAACAGGGGTAATCTTTCAGAAGGAACGTATGACGACGCTACACAGCTGAACTTCTTTAGGACAGAAATGGCGAGGATTGCGCATACTGCCGAAGCCTACAGCCAAATCCGAGATTTCAACTGGAGGTCTGCCGACTTGGAAGGATTCATCGAAGAAGTGAATCGAATGTATGGAGCGGGAACGGCAGCCGCAAACCAACTCATATTGTATAAACGGCAATATGACGAACTCATGGTGAAAGCAGATGAGGCGGCTCAAAGAATCGCCGCACAGAATGAAGCGTTAAGGCAGCAAGAGGAATTGGCGGAGCGCATAAAAGAGAGCAGACAAGCCGCCCTTGACATGGAGTCCGACATCGCAAGGGCGTATGGGAATACTGCACAGGGAAGGGCGGAAGAGCAGATGAAGGAGTTGCAACGTTACAAGAATATGCTCTCTTCTGGTGGATATGAAATGCTCGTCAAAAATGAATCAGGAGGGGCGGACAACAAATTCATAAATTTCACAGCGGAGCAAATGAAACAACTTAGAGCCATTGTCGCTGAAATGGAAAAGAAACTGAAAACGGACGGTTCTGGTGCCCTCATAACGAAAGACAAGGGTTTCGTCGAAATCTCCAACGACTACCGGGAGCTTCTGTCGAAGACCGCGACAAGACGATTCAACCTCGCCTTCAAGAACGTCGAGCCTACGGTGAACGTCGGAGGAATCGTGATACAGGAAAGCGCGGACGAGGGCAAAATCATTCAGATAATCACGGAAGCGGTAACGAACGTGAGTTCATCATCGCTTGATTCGGAGAGCGCATAATGAAAAACACATACGTCCAAGACGAAACAATCCCGATATACATCTTTCTGTCTTACGAGAAGAGAACACTGAAATTCCCCATAAACCCGGAGTCGTTGAAGATAGACAGAGATTCCGGCTCTTCCACAGTCGAAATCGAGGGCTTGGGGGAGGTCAGCATACAGTCGAGTCCGAAACTCGCGAAAATCTCAATATCGAGCTTCTTCTGGCAACAGAAGAACCTCATACCCTCGTTCATGTACGTCAACTGGCTCAAGGAATGGCAGAAGAGCAAAAAGCCCGCGAAACTCGTCGTTACACGATTGAACTACTCAATGCAGGTCACTTGCGAATCGTTCTCATACGAGATGAGGGCCGGGGAAGAAAAGGACGTTTATTTTGACCTCTCAATGCAGGAATACCGCCCATACGGAGCGAAGACGCTGAAAGGGGAAAAAAACGCCTCGAAACTCGCGAAAGTCAAGGAGATTCTCGGAATAGCCGCGAACTTCGCACCGCCCGTCCTTGTCGAAATCCCACGCCCGGCGCGGGGAAAGTCAGGAGCAGAAACGATAGGGAACTTCTTCACTACGACGCTTGGAATCACAAGCATTTGCGCGGTGGCGAAGAAGATTACAGGCTCTTCGGAGAACTGGAAGGAAATCTTCGACGAGAACCAAGACACGCTCGGCGACATATATGGAGACGGCGAAGAGATTCCAGTAGGAACGAAACTGAAAGTTCCTTCAAAATATGTGAGCGGAAACGGAAAAAACGTCTCCACGTTCGGGGAGGTCTGACGAATGGCGATAGAACTCCACATAACGAACAGAACAGACCTCACCGACGGTTGGGACGTGTCGTCTTTGGCTCACAACATAGAATACTCGACATCTCTGCTCTCACAGCCTGGAAAGCTCACGTTCACATTGGAGAGAGACCCGAACGGACTTCTCAAATTGGAAATTGGGCTTCGGGTGGTTTTCAAGCACGACGGGAAAGGCATATTCAACGGATTCATCTTCAAAATCGAAACGACGAACAAAGGCACTTATTCGGTCACTGCCTACGATTCTCTGCGATACCTCAAAAACCACGACTACAAGACGGTGGGAGAGGGAGAGCGGACGATGAAGGAAGTGTTCATCGACATCTGCACTGCGATGAATCTTGACTACAAGGTGGTCGGCTACGCCTCAAGCGAAGTCGAGAAGCTCCACAAGCACGCATGGCTCGACAAGTCGTATTTCGAGATTCTGAACGACTGCGTGGAGGAGATGAACCGGAGAAGCATATCGGTGAGGGTGTACGACCCGAACGGGCAGTACCTCGACGAGAAAACAAAGCAGTATTACTTCGAGCGTTCCGACACGGCGGAGGCGCAGCAGAAAATCCCGAAGAAGTTCTTCATCAAGGACGATTTTGGAGTCGTGACGCTGACAGACATTGACTCGAACTGGAAGATTCGCGAGGTCGAGAGAACCGTCCTACAGAGCAAAAGCGCATACGAGAACAGCTCCGCCCTTTTGAATAGCGTCGAAATCAATCCGTACATAATCGGAGAGGAATCGCTTCTCACAGGCTACAACTACTCGCTCGACATAGACACCGATTCCTACAACGAAGTTATTTTCATGAAGAACAACAGCGGGAACAAATCTACGGAGAAGGCTTCCGTACTCACCGCAGAGCCGACAGGGTGGAAAGAGAGGATAAAGGAAGGGCACGGAACGACGAACGACGGAATATGGGCTTATCAGGAATGGAAGGCGGGACGCTATCCGAACGCAGGCCCGAAGACAATCGCCTGGCTTTCGGACGAAATCGAGAAGACGATAAAGGCGCAGTTGAAAAACTCGGACATTTCCCATGCGGCGACGGAGATGAGAACAGACTATCAGAAAAAGTGGGGAATCCTCCGCCACATCGCCGCAATCAACGACGGATATTCGGACGCGCAGCTTGAGGAATACTCGAAACTTTTCCTTGAGGAAAACATGAGAATCAAGAAGCGACTTTCGCTTGAGGCTTTGGGAATTGACGGAATGGACGCAGGCGACGGATTCGTGTTCAAGTTGAAGCGTCTCGGAATAGAGGCGGAGAAGATGTACATAATCTCCGCCACCCACCGATACGAGGCTGACAAGCACATGATGAGCCTTGACGTATGCACCGACGACGCAATGCAAGAATTTGTTTGATTTTGTCTGTTCCAACTGAATGGAACAAATTGGAACAAATTGGAACAAGTTGGAACAAAATGGAACAAGTTGGAACAAACAAAATCAAACGGAAACAACGAGAAACAAAAAGAATCAAACAAAAACATAAAAAAACAGGTGGAACATGGAAGAGAACGCGGCAAAGAAACTTTATGCGGCTTTGAGGAAAATCTCGGAGCAGAAGAAGCGCGACACGATGATTATTGGAACTGTCGCGAGCGTGAATCCGTTGGAAATCGACATCGGAAACAATGTCGTGCTTACGAGTGATTTCCTGTACCTGGGGCAGATGTGCAGGCCGCACAAGGTGACAATGCCGCACACTCACATAATCGACACCCATTTCACGGAAGTGTCGCCCTCGATTGGAAGCGTCGGCTACGGTCTCATCAAGGGAACGGCTTTCGAGCAGACCCAGGCGGCGGCGGCGAAGTCGAAGATGAACCAATACACAGTGTTGGACGAGGAAGGAGAGGAGACGCAGCAACAGATTTCCGACGCAGACTTGGGGCGCGGAAAAGTCGAGACGGCGATAATAGTTACAGGGCAGGCGGCCGCGACGGACGATTCCGTGATGATTACAGACAACGGACACAAGCACATAATCCCCCGCCATGCGACAAAGAACGTGCATATCACGGGCGGAGACAACGCCGATTATGTCATGCTTGAGATAGAGCCGAAACTACAGGTCGACGACAAAGTTCTCATGTTCGCCTTCAACGACTTCCAGATGTTCTATGTCGCGGAAAGAATCGAAGCTGAATAAGCGTTCATTCTGAATCAACTTGGAACAAAATGGAACAAAATGGAACAAGTTGGAACAAAATGGAACAAATGGAACTGTATATGTATATGTATTTGTATTTGTATTTGTATTTGTGTGTGTGTATGTATATGTGCGAACGCAAAAAAATGCGTTTCGCTTCACCCACACCCACCCACACTTTTTTCAGAAAAAAAATAAAACAAGAAAATCAGGAATCCCTACTTGTCAAAAAAAAATTTTTGAGATATAAACAAAGCACTTCCTCGACAACATTTTTGCTTGCATACTCAAGTTGTCTCTCTCTCCTCGCAGTCTTTGAGTATGGCAAGCCTTTTTTGAACAGAACTTGTCCGCCGTTCGCAGAAACTGAAACATGATTTTCTGTGAGCGGCTCGGCTGGGTTGACGGAAATCCGTCATGTGCCGTATGGACAAAAAGTGCATTTTGCATTTCCTTGCCGATGTGGTAGAATCATGCCATGAAAAAATCAGACATGACTGTTACCATGCCGCTGACGGCTTGGAACGAATACGAGCTTCTGAAAGTCAAGTTCGAGAACCTCGTGAAAGAGATTTCCGCCTGCTTCGACATTTCAGAGGTCAAAAATGGCGGCGTGACATATTTCGACGCTCAAAGGGCGTTGGAAGTGTGCAAGACATTCGCTCCGTATTCGTCCGAAGGGTCTGGGTACATGGTGAGGGTCTGACACAAAACGATACAGCAAATTCAAGGTCAACTATCCCTGATGTGGGAATGTTGACCTTTTTTTTGTCTGTGAGTGGGGAGCGGAATCATGGCGGAAATCGACACGGGCGGATTCGGGGTACAGACATACCAATATCGGCAGCCGTCCTTGACATACAGAATCAACGACGAGACGGTGGCCGGGAAAATCGACAAAATCGAGAGCGTGAAGCAGTCCATCGCGCACATATTGCAGACGGAGCGTTTCGGAAGTCCCTTGTATTCCGACGACTACGGAGTCGAGCTTGAGCAGTATCTTGGAAAGGACATCGGCTACATTCAGGCGGACATAGAAGAGACGCTGCGCGAGGCGTTGACGCAGGACGACAGAATCACGAACGTCAGCGTCGAGTCTGTCGAGAAATCCTCCGAGCAGGGCGGCGCGTGCCTCGTCGTTTTTACGGTCAGCACAATCTATGGCGACATCGAAGAATCAGTGAGTGTGGGTTGAAACGGGGGGAATCGTGAGCTACAGCGAAGACAATTCTTATGAGAAAATCCTTGACAGGGCATTGAACAACGACAGACTGGTGAACATGGACAAGAGGGAAGGCTCTGTGATATACGACGCCCTCGCTCCACTTTGTCTTGAGCTTGCCGAGTGCTACGCGAAAATGGACATTCTGTCGGAGCAGACATACCTCATGACCGCCACGGGAACGAACCTTGAGAAAAGGGCATACGACTACGGAATATCACGGAAGAGCGCGACATACGCCCTCCGCACAGGCTCGTTCAAGAAATACAAGACCGACGCTGACGGAAACGTTGTAGTCGACGACGACGGAAACAAGATTCTCGTGGACATGGACATTGACGAGGGGCAGCGTTTCGTCGTCCCCAACAGCTCGATTACATACGTCTACACGGGGGAGTCGGACGGCTACAAGATACTCAAATGCGAACAGCTCGGAAGCCAAGGCAACACCCATGTCGGAATCATACTTCCGCTCACACCAGTTCTCGGACTCGTCGAGGCGAGAATCGTCTCGACATACACGCCCGCCGAGGACGAGGAGACCGACGACGAGTTGAGGGAGCGGACGAAACAGCACATCAACTATCAGCCATACGGCGGCAACATCGCCGACTACATCGAGACCGTGAACGCAATCGACGGAGTGGGACAGACGAAAGTGTTCCCCGCCTGGCAGTACAACGGCTCCGTCCTCCTTTCCGTCGTGAGTCCGCAGTTCGACCCTGTTTCCGAGGAGTTCGCGGCTCTGTTGAAGGAGGAGATTGACCCGGAGGAGGATTCCGGGAACGGAGTGGGAATCGCGCCTATTGGACATTTTGTGACAGTGACGACACCGACGAAGAAATCCGTAGATGTCACGCTCTCCCTTGAGATAGTCGTGGACACAGACGAGGGCGAGCTTTACGAACAAGTCGTTTCGATTATCGAGGCTTATCTGCTCTCTGTGAGGCAGGAGTTCAAGCAGGACGTTCGTCTTGCCGTCTACCGTTCAAGAATCATCGAAAAACTTCTCAACGGCTGTTCTTCGATAATCAGCGTTCAAAGCTGTCTCCTCAACGGTGCCGACACCGACATCGTGTACACCGACGAGGCGCAGGTGGGTATGCAGTATCTGCCGTATCTTGGGGAGGTGACGCTTCTGTGAGCTATGTGAAGAGATTCGCCCCCAAATTGCTTGAGGGCAACGAGACCACCGACGCTCTGTACGACGTGCAGTCGGAGGAGGTCGAGAAGATACAAGGCGAGGTCAAGAGGATATTCGACAACTGCTTCATCAAGACGATGGACGTTTTGGGAATACAGAGGGAGGAGGAGCTTCACGAGATAAAGGCGAACGCTTACCAGACGCTTGAGCAGAGACGCGAAGTCGTACTGAACAAAATCCTCTACCGTCCGCCGTTCACGAAGAAGAATCTCCGCCAAATCCTCGTGAACATTTGGGGGGAGGGCAATTTCGTCTATCGGTTCTACCCGGAGGACTACCGCCTCATCGTGGACATCGACACGAACGACCCGATAATCTACCTCCAATTCTCGAAGCAGGTGCGGAACATCATTCCGGCGAACATCTATCTGATTTTGGCGATTCAGTACACTCATCTGTATCTCGGAAGGAACTACACCTACGAGCGAATGGAGGAGCTGACATACGGCGAACTTTCACAGTACAAGAGCCTCGACGGTCTCCCGGACGTTGACGGCGACGAAATCATAAGGAGAAACGAATCATGGATTACACAGAGAACTTGAGCCTGATAAAGCCCGCGAAGGCGGAGCAGTTCAACATAGACTACCACAACACGAACTCGGACATAATCGACGCTGCCTTCAAAGCTGAAGTCGAGACGAGGATTTCCGTCGACACCGCCTTGCAGGAGCAGATTGACCTCAACCGCAACGAGGACAGGAGAATCGGAATTGTCCCCATTGCGAAGGGAGGAACGGGGGAGACCACGGCACAGTCGGCATTGAACGCGCTGCACGGAAGCGTGGCGACCGAAAGCTCAATCAACGCCGAGGACGAAATCACATTCATCAGGCGCACGGCGGCGGACGCTTCGACAGAGACTCCAGAAACGATAGACTTGAAGGACGTTACTTTGCAGACGCTCGCCGACAAGGTTTACGACCTCATCAGGGGGGATTCCGCCGTATTCTCTTCCACGAAGAACGGACTTGTTCCGAAGAGCGGAGCGGCGGGAAACGCGCTGTACCTCAACGCCGCCGGAGGGTGGACGGAGCCAGGATTCTCTGAATCGACAATGGACATCGGCTCCTCAAGGGAGGTTACGGTCGTCTCCAATACGATTTTGACGTTCACCGCCTCGCAGTCTGTCACGGTTGTCTTGAAGGACAGCGACAAAAGGGGAATTACGGCGACATTCTTCAATCCGACTTCCTTCCGCCACACGCTCTCGTTGAAGTTCTTTGGCGGCTCCGACACGGCGTACATCAAGGCGGGTGAGACCGTGCGGCTTTGGTGGACGGGGAGCGCGTGGCTGAACCTCGCCCTTTCCGCGCACGGCGTGAACTCGCTGTATTGGTCGAGCGACAGCACAGACCCGAAGTACATCTACGGCGGCACATGGACGCGGATAAAAGACCGCTTTGTGCTTGCGGCAGGCGACACATACGCCAACGGAGCTACGGGTGGAGCCGCCACGGTCAAATTGACAGAATCCAACTTACCTGCACATACGCATAAATGGCCATCTAAAGACATTAATATAACATCGGGAAACGAGAGTAATAATCACAATCACTATTTTTCAAC